AAGGCTTCTTGTCCTGTAATCCTTCGAAGGGTTGGTTGTATAACGAGTTCTACATGAAGAACAACCGCAACGAATTGCCTTCACACCGCGCGTTCGTGCAAGCGTTACCGCAAGACAATCCATTCCTTCCTGTTGCTTACATTGAATCATTGCGTCGCCTTCCCGAATACGACCGCAAAAGACTTTTAGAAGGTAATTGGGAGTTCGACGATGATAGCGACAAGTTGTTTCAAACGGAGAACTTGCTTCGAATGTTCCGCAACGAAGTAATCAATGAAGGAAAGAAGTATATCACAGCCGACATAGCGCGTTTCGGGAAGGATAGAACAATTATCTGCGTTTGGGAAGGTCTAACTATCATCGACATAATTGAAATGAATCGTGCGGCGTTGGACGAAGTCGTAAACAAAGTTCGTTTAACCTGTCAACAACACTCAATTTTATTGCAAGACGTAGTCTGCGACGAAGACGGTGTTGGTGGTGGTGTCGTTGACTTCTTGAAATGTCGAGGGTTTGTCAACGGATCAAAACCAAAACACCCACAATACCAAAATTTAAAGAGCGAATGTTACTACAAGTTGGCGCAATACGTTGAAGAAAACAAGGTAACGATTCTATCGAGTACGCGCAAAGAACAAATCGTGCGTGAGCTTGAAATGATTAAACGACACCGCGCTGACGTGGACGGAAAGTTAATGGTAACACCCAAAGACGTTATCAAGAACCGCGAAGGAATTTCTCCCGACGTTGCAGACGCTATAATGATGCGTATGTACTTCGAACTCAATCCAAGTTATGGACAATACGTTGTCGGTTAGAATTATTTAGCATACATTTACGAAATGAAACAAACACCACTATACGAAACGCTCAAAATGACTTATGATCGTGAGCGAGAAATTGTTAATTCAATCGCAACCTACTTCCAGCAAGGGAAGATTCTTGGAGATATTCTTCTGGAACTTTCACAACGAAAGGACTTGAACGCAAAAGAAAAAATATACTTAGCGTTAATGATTGGAACAATGATGACTAAAAACAAAGAAGATGGCGCAGAGCAAAACTAAGAAAGGAATATGTGTCTACTTACACAAAGACCTGTGGAACGAGATTGACGAGAAGCGCGGAGAGAACAGTCGCAATATATTCCTGAGCGAAGCAATCCAGTTCTCAATGAAATTTTACATTCCCGAATCTAAAGTAAAATTGCAAGAACAAACGTCGACAAAATAGCGACGGACGATGTTACAACTAAGGCGCGGTTTCTGCGCTTTTTTTGTTTCTCCAATTTCTTTTTATCAGCATTTAGACTGTTAATTTGTTCGGTCAATATGTCCGACTTCTGTTCATAAGCAACGACCACTTCTTGCAAGTTGTCAATCTTTTCGCCTTCGATGTTTAATTGTTCTTTGAGATTGTCAATAACGAGCGAATCGGAAGCAATAACGCTATCGCATGAGTTCACCAAACGGATAACATCAACGCGAGTAATAGTATCTCGAATAACAATAGCAGAACGATTTCTTTTATAGGTGGTTTTGGCTGTAAGTTGAGCATTTTCATAGTAAGCAATTTGTTCTTGTAGTTCCAATTGTTCTTCGAGTAGCATCTGGTATTCCCCTGCGTTGTAATTGATAACGCTATCTTGTTTTTGAAGTTCAACGTGTAAGTCTTTTGAATCTTTCTTTCCCCACCAATGCCAACAAATGACCAACCAAAGGATAGACGTTCCAAAAAACAATAGTATTGCTGCGAGTATATTTCTGTTCATAGTATTTTACCTTCGTGTATTCTGTAATTCTTAACGCTATAATTACCATTCGATCCTTTGTCTACAATGCAAAATCCGTGATTGTATTTTGAATACGGATTATAATCTGGGGACAACTCAGAGAGGCAGCCGACACCCCAACAAGTAATAAACTTACCGTTAGCGTCGCGCTCGTTGTGTTCTGCTGTCTGGTGATGATGTCCGCAAAGCGCGCTTACTTTTGTCTTCATAAACAACCCACGCGCTACGTTGACAGACGGAAGGAATTGTTTACCAAATTCGTGTCCGTGAAAGATAGAAAGTTTACCGATGTTCAGTTTACTCTTTCCGTCAATCCATTTCACGTCGTGCTTGTCGCAATGCGTCAATGAAGGAAAATCAAACGCGTCGATGTCAAACAATTCTGGTGCTTTGATTCTCATATATCTCCAGTAACGTTCTTCGTGGTTGCCTTCTTTGTAGTAAATGTTTGCGTTTGGGAACGTGTGTCTAAGCGACGCTAAGAATTGACGAATAGAATAAAGTTCGTCTTTGAATTTACGTTTGCGCGGATCCTTAACAAAGTCGCTAATCATGTGACAATCTAACGCGTCGCCGTTCAAAATGATTGAATCACACCCTTGTTTTATGCCTTCATTTATAGCGCACTCAATAGCTTCGTTATCTTGGTAAGGAAAGTGCAAATCGCAAAGAATTAAAAACTTCGTTCCCTTCACTTCGACGTGTCTGCGTTTTTTAGCGTACGACTTTGGGAGCGCAAATGGATTAAGTGGTCGTGTTTTTTCTTCGAACAATTTTTTATCTATTGTGGTTTTTCTTTTTAATTCGCCATTCTTTCCACGAATTGTGCGAATGAAAGACCTCGCGTGTTCGGTGTCTTTATAGACTTCTGGATATTCAGTAAACAACTTTTTTGCTAACGTGAGCGTAGGTGTTTCTGAAAACTTACTACATATCTCCGCTGCTATCTGTCGTGCTGTCGTTAGTTCCTTTGTCATTTGATTTTTGTTTTGTGAATCGTTCTATCACAGTACCACCAAACAATCCACCTGTCAATAACGCGAGTGTGTCAAACATCGCAATTGGACAAATGTAGGTTGTAAAAGTAGCCACATAGCTGAAAACGATTAGGTTAATTGTAACAAATATAGCAACAATTCGTTTCGAACTAACTTTTGAACACGATGTTAACAAAGATTTTAACCATTCCTTCATAATACTTTTACGATGAACTGAACGATTAACCCACCAATAACACCAGCAGCGGTTGCAATACCACTCAATCGAGCGACCTGCAAGCGTTGGTTGTTAATATACTTATCGTGCTTCTGCACCTTGCTTACCAGACCTTCAATTTTCATTTGATCGTCACCAATTAACACGTTGTATATTCTGTCAATCTTCTTGTCCATGCCCTGCAATTGTTCGTGTATCAAAGCAATCTCGGTTTCAGTGTTCATATCATTTGAAGTATAGTGCAATTTCAGCTTCACGACGACGAACCAAACCCTTCAAAACAACTCCGCCACCTTTGTTCCACAGACGAAACGAATCGGCTATGGTTGCGTCGTTAGGATTGATATTTAACTTTTTGAATACAGACGAACGTTTAAACCCACCTGTTCCGATGTTGTACGCAAGTGAAACACACGCGCTGAATTGGTTGTCGTTGAGCGGTTGCAAAATGAACGGAGCAATCGAAACAGCGAACTGGTCAATAATAAACTTCGCCAATTCGTCCGCACGTTGTTGCGTGATTACGTCGCCGTCTTTCACCTTATCTCCGTTCTCGTAGAAGGTGTTCCCAAAACCAATTGTAAAAACACCCGCAGGGCATCGGTAACTTTTCAAACGACAACCTTCAAACTTCTTAATCAGCGCATAGCCTTCTGCGTTAACTTTCATTGCTCAACTTCTTTATTTGTTTTTCTTTTCTTACTAAATACTTACGAAACTTTTCTTCGTAAATCTTTTGCTTAACTATGTCTTTCTTTCTGCCCCTTGTAGCCATGTTTTATTTTTTAGTTATCTAATCCATCCTAAGCCTGGTCTTCTGTATTCGTACGGCATACGGTCGCGTCCACTTGAAATCTCGAAAGCGTTCGACGGATATACATTTGTTTGCGACCAAATTTGATTTGTTGTATTCGTCGTGTATTCTGGAAAGTCTGCTGAGTTCTGACACAAAAAGTCAACCATTCGTTGCGTGTAAAACATTGCTTGTTGACGCGCTTGATCGCGGTAGTTCTGCAAGTCTGTTTGTGAGATAGGTTGAGTGTCTTCGCTTGTACGAATTACTAAACTTCCGTTATCCGTTTTAACGTACAAATGCGGAAGCACTTCGTACATAGTCCACCACATTATCATTCTTCGCAAGTAATTGTCAAGAAGGGTTGCGTATGCGCCCGTGATGTCGTCGTTCACAACGTCTTCTTTGATGCGATTGTAAAGGTCAGTTCCTAAATATAATTGTGCGTACTTGTCCTGCGCCAAATAAATAGCAGGGTACATAAGCAACGGATCAACTGAGCCGTTAATCCAAGTATATTTCTTTATGTAATTTTCGTCTATTAAAAGAACTTCGGGTTGTAGTGCCATTTTTTAAGAGTATTTAAGTGAACCTCGTGTTGGTGTGTTAATTGGCGCAACACCTTCTGCGCCTTTTTGCGGTACAAATGGATTGTTACCCACTCGCTTGTCGTTTTCAAGTCCGTTGTTTGGAAGTACACGACCTTTTGAATCTCTTTTTCTGATATAAATTTGACGCTTCCAGAAGTGATGACAAAACGCGCCACCTTTCCAAATAAATATGTTGTAAGTTGAACTTCCTTGTGGAGCAAATTCTCCGTTTATCCCTGCGTCACTCATGTCTTGAATATCTTCAAAACGAAATGATAATCCTGATTGTGATAAACCAACCATTTCTTGACAAAACTCACGACTGTCTTCGCTCAAATTCTGCGAGTAAGCATAACGTAATTTGTAAAGTCCTGTGTCGCCAAATGCAGACCTTTCGTCCGCGTTTGCATAACTGCGAACACTCATATATTCTTGACGAAAATTCGCTTCGTTGTGCGGGTCTGTAACGTCTTCTTCGCTCAACAATTCCCACTCGTTCAAATCAACAACTTCACCTT